AGTTATTAGAATCGGCGCTGGTACTACTGAAAGAATTTATGTTGGTACAGATGGTGCAGTAAGTGGCGCCACATTTAAAAATGCAAACTGGACACTACCAACAGCGGATGCAACTGTTTCTGGTTATGTTCTTAAATCTGATGCAAATGGTACATTAAGCTGGGGTCAAGGAGCAACAAATACAGATACTGTTTACACGGTTACAAATGCGAGTCCAACTTTAATTGATCCTACTAATGGTGGCATTCAATTACTAACTTTAACTGCAAATAGAACATTATCTTATAACAACTTTCTTAACGGGGATATGATATTATTAATGATAAATGATGGGAGTAACTATACAGTGACTTGGCCAACGACTTCTTGGATTGACGGTAGCCCTCCTTCATTATCAACAAGTAATTACACAGTAATATCACTTTGGAAAGCATCTAATGTTGTTTACGCAGGTTTAATGGGGTATATAGCATGAGTAAATTAGTAAGAAAAAAAATTCTTAGCTCATTAATTGCGCAAGGAGAAAATCGAGATCCTTACATTGATGACGTAAAAACACTTTTTCATTTTAATGGAAGTGATGGACAAGATAATTCTGTTTATTTAGATGACAGCCCTAATAAATTTAGTATGACCGGTGGGCCGCCAAATAGCGGTGCAGGTCCTTATGATAATCAAGGAACTTTTAGTCCTTTTAATGCAAACGGATGGAGTCATCATTTTTCTGGTATAAGTGGTGATAATGCATATGTAGATTTTACAAGTGCTGGAATTAAAAATTACGAGCCTTGGAACTGTTCATTATGGTTTTATAGAGATACTGATGATTATTGGCTAAACCCTACACAACGTGGATTAATCCAAATAAACGGTGTAAACGGCACCTATGGTTCTTATGTATGGGTAAGTCCATACGCTTTACTTCCCACTCCATATGAAAGTTATTCTGCCTGGGGATTTCAAAACCCTGGCGGCGGCGGCGGTGGGGGAACATTGCTTAGCATTACAAATGGAGAGAAAACATGGAATCATCTTTTGATTTCATACGATGGTTCACAATTAAGAGTCTTTTTTAATGGTGTTAATGCTAGAACGCAACCAGGAATAAACTTTAATACTACTGGTAACGGTACAATTAACATAGGAAGAACTCCTAATGGTTCGGGAAATAACTGGTTAGGTTTTATTTCAGATGTTCATTTTGAAAATGGTCCTGCACAAACTTCTAATTTTACTCCGCCAGCAAAACCTGCAGAACCCACCGGATCAACAGGTTTATTGACATTAAATAAATCAGTTATTTATGATGAAAGTAAATATGCAGCAACGCCCACTTTTGGTACAAAATTTGGTAACAGTTACATAAGAGCTCAACCTTATAGTCCTTTTAAATCAATTACAAAAGAACAAAAATCACAGTATTACAGCACTTATTTTAATGGTACTAATCAATATTTAACTTTTGATCCCAAGCCAAATGTAAAAGGAATTGATTTTCAATATGATGATTTTTCTTCTGGCGCAGGAACTCCAGGTATTACATATAAAGGATCAACAACATTTTCAAATAATTTTGTCTACATAACAACTTCAGCTGGTGGAACAGGAGGGTTTTATAGAGAACATAGCCAAAGATGGGATAAAGATTTTAGTATTGAATGGAGGTTTGAATGCTCTGGCGGCTCTGGTGCTGATGGTTTTGTTTTACAGTTTGTACAAAACAATATAGATCTTGGAGGAGGTGGTGGAAATTGTGGACGTGTTCAATCAAGCACAACTATTCATGCACTAACTTTTATAACATTTGGTACAGATAGAGTTATTTGGTATAAAAATAATGTACAACAGCAAAGCAATAATACAAGTGTTGCAACAAGAAGTGATATTCGCTATTGGTTTGATTATAACCATAGCGCACAAACAGGTACTCTTTATATGTCATACAATGACGGAAAACCTGCTACGCCTTTTGTTACCTATTCTAATTTTGTTTTTGATAGTAATAAATATCATTTGATGTTTAGTGCAGCAACTGGTGGACTTACTGATAATCACATTTTAAAAAGATTAAAAGTACATAATGTAGAAGGTGGTGATAGGGGTTTAGACGCATTTTATTTTGCATCAACGCAATATCCATCTGCTATTGAAGCGTGGATTTATTTGGATGGTAGTGCATCTAGCACAAGTGATCGTATTATTTGTGCTTACGGAGGAGGTGCATATAACTGGAACTTAACTAATGGATTGGCTTATACATTATTTGTTAATAGCAACAGTTATTTACAAGTTAATGTTAATGCTGGAGACGGAACTAATGCAAACTCCGTAACAAGTACTACTCAAATTATTGAAAAGCAATGGTACCATGTTGCGGTTTGCTATATGGGCGATGGAGGAAGTAATCCAGATGCTAAAACTATGCGACTATTTGTCAATGGTGTAGCAGAACCGGCATTAGTTTCATCTTCTTACGGAACACCAGGTAGAAATGCTACTTTTCCAAGTAGTTTAACAGTATTTAGCGTTGGATCATCAGTACCCCATGGAGGAACTGATTATTTTGGTGGTTATATTTCAAACTTAATGGTTTCAGTTTATCCATCTACAAATAATAAACTCGATGGCAATGATGGAACTGGACCTTTATATGGAGGTTATCAAGGTGCTGGAATTCCTTTTAGACCTAGAATTGCATTACGTCAGCCTGGTTTCAATTGCACCTTACTAACTTGTAGAGATGCTTATCTAATCAATAGAGCAACGATTGCTTCAGCATTACCTGTTGCTTACAATAATGTTTTAACAGTACCTTTTTCACAAGCAACTGGTCGAGAACTTTCAGACCCATCAGGTCCATACTCTTGGAATTTTGATGGATCAGCAGCACATATTTTTACCAGTAACAATGGAAACAATGTAAATTTAGGCTCGCATTATACTATATCTTTTTGGGTAAGAGTAGACACTATTACTGATTGCGATTTTTTTGGCGTACACACAACTACAGGTGGTTATACCACTACTCCTCTTACTGCTATGACTGCAGTGGGACTTAGATATGATAGTTCTGCTAGTGCATATAGAGTAGCCATACAAACTAAATCATATCTAAACTCAACTTATCCACATGTAAATTACAATACAACTAAATATAGTGGTTATGGTGTAAACGTTAATGAATGGAATCATATTATAGTAGGCGTTGCTAGTGGTGAAGGCGCAAATAGTCTTCGAGTTATTTTAAACGGTAGACTTATATTACGGCCTATATCTATTTATACTTCTATACCACAAGCATGGGATCAATTAATTATTGGAGCAAGTACACAAGGAGGCTATGCAGTAGGAACAACAAATCCTACAATTAGCAATTTTCTTGATGGAGATATTTATGATTTTAATATTGCAAATGGATATACACCTATTGAATTTAATGGAGGTAATTTAGGTGGAGTAAGTGTAGGCACAAAATATTTTGATCCTCCTAATAAAGAAATAGATACAACAACAAATTCATCTAACTTTCTTTTTTCATTGTGTAGAAATTTAAAGCTAACTAACACAGGGGGAGGTAATCCATTCAATGTTTTAACTAATGTTGATAATGCAAAACCTGTACCTAGAGCTGTTTATTACACTAGTCCTTTTCCAGTTTCTTATTATGATACAGGAAACTATTGGGAGTCAACTGGATCTGAAATAGATAAATTTGCATTAAACGGTAGTTCTCATAGTTATTATTTTGATGGTAAAAGTTATATTTCGACTCAAGCAACACAAGATTATCCAATAAATTTAACAAGTTTAACTGAAAGTCTTGTAGAACAAGAAGGTTGTGTTGTCGGAGGATACGCTTCTTTTATTAGTGGAAATCTATTAAGACTTTCTTCTGATGGAGATTATAATTCTGGCGGTGCTATTAAAACAAAATTTGCGCAGTCTTTAAATAGAGATTTTAGCGTAAAAGTTGAAATGAGAGGAAGTGGTTCCTCAGGAAATCAAATTGCACAAGGTTGGTCTTTATCTTTTTCAACAGACAGTGAATTAATTGCTAGTTCACATATAACAGCACCTAATGCACCTGGTACGACAGTTGCTCAGTTTGGTTTTGAACAATATACATATAATCGTATGTTTTATACGAACGATCAAAATGAAAGAACAAATACAGGTTTATTAGGTGGAGGTGTTTGGGTTGGAACTAAACATTATTGGTTTGATTATGATCACAGTGCATCAACAATGTCTGTGTATTATGCAAGTACCAATAGTAAACCAGCCACAGCAAATAAAGTTTGGACCGGCGTTGTTATGCCAGATCAACCTATCTATGCGGCAATAAATGCTGGAGTCGGAGGTGGATCAGGTAACTGGGATTTAGCCGAATGGACATTGTATGCACAGAATACTTATCTAGCAGGAAAACTGTTAGACACACGTTCTTTTAGTTTAGAAGCATGGGTTTATAGAACCGCAACGTCTAACACTTCACCTCATATTATTCAATTAGGTTCTTCTGGCAGTAATAGATTTGCTGCATATATTACATCAAGCAATTACTTAGAGCTTTATACTAATGTTAATGGAACAGTTGTAAGAATAACAGATACAGAAACATTCCCTTCTGAAAGATGGGTTCATGTTGCAATAACTTCAGTTGCAACAATAGAAAATAGTTACAGTCCTGCTATTACAAGCTTATATAAAAATGGAAAAAGAATAGGCTATGTTGATAGAAGTATTCCAGTTTGCACTGTTGCACATGTAGGTTTCCAAGGATATGGGACAAGTTCAAATGACTATTGGCAAGGTTATATATCAAATATATTTTTAAGTAATAGAGTCGTTAAATATTCTGGCGAAACTTTTACTGTACCAACAGAACCTTTAATTGATCCAGATTCAACTTCTGATGCAATTAGTTCACAATGCACACTATTATTTACTGGACAAGAAAATACATTAATCAATAAACCTTATTTATTGCAAGGCCCTGCTTTAAGACCACATGGAGCAATTCAAACTAGCAAGTTAAATCCGTTTATTGGTTTGCATAATAGTGTTGAACAAAATTATTCTTATTATTTTGGTTCAACAAGTACTACACTTACAACAACTAATGCAAATGGTGTCTTTACTTTTAACACAAACGATTTTACATGGGAATGTTGGTTTAATAGAACATCAACTACTGATTATGGACGAGTAATAAACGTAGGCGCTGCTTGGGGAACAACTAATTCAACTGGAATAGGCGTACATGGAAATACAGCATTATATCCAAATAAAGTATTCTTTTATGTTTATAACATCAATAACAATGCTGCTATTATATATGGCTCAACAACCATTGAAAACAATAAATGGTATCATTTTGCTGTTACAAGAAGAGAAGGTATTTTTTATCTGTGGTTAGATGGTCAATTAGAAGGAAGCTATAGTCTTTCTCCTACAGGTCACACAGAAACAGCAAATACTAATACAATAAGTCTTGGTGGAAATGGTGCAACTAATGAAGCTTTTATTGGTTATATTTCTAACGTAAGAATTAATAACGGAATTAGTTTATATAATTCTGAATTTAATCCTCCAACAGGAAAATTAGGACTTACGTTAGAAAAAGCAGGATCAACTCCTGCTTATTATACAAGATTTTTAACTGCACAAAATTCTACAATTGTAGATAGTGGACCAGATAATTTTGCATTATCAAATAATGGAACTACTGTTTCTTCTTATAATCCTTTTACAGAAGAACCTTTAAATGAAATAACAACTGCAGGTAGTTTATATTTTAGTCCAAACGTATTTGATCATTTGGAAACATCAACAACTAGTTCTAAATTCGATATTAGAAATCAAGCTTGTACAGTTGATCTTTGGTTTTGGAATCCATGGGGACAACAAGTAACTCCTCCTGAACTCTATTCAAGAATATTTGCTTTTTTTGATTCTAGTGCAACAAACACATGGTTGGGTATAGCAAATACTTATAATAGTTCAGGTGGATTTAATCTACAAGCATATAGCGCAGGTACACTTGTAATAAATACTAATGTTAATAATTGCTTTGCTCAAGGATGGAATCATTTGGCTTTTTCAAAAGAAGCAGCAGGTGTATTCAGAACTTTTACAAATGGAATTTTAAGAAATACTTCTACTGTTGCTTATGGTAATATATTAAATGGTTTGCAATTTGACAAATTTAGTATTGGTGGAAACCCTAAGGAAACATATAAAGCTAAATCTTCAGGATTTATTTCTAACGTTAGATACATAAAAGGTGAATGTCTTTATAAAGAATCGTTTACACCGCCAAGTTCACCTACTCAACCTATTCCAGGAACTGAACTACTCCTTAATTTTAATAATGGAGCAGCACAAGATCAAAGAGGAATGTATAACTGGGAAGTTCATGGTGATGCTTCATTAAGTACAAAACAAGTTTTATTTGGAACAAGTTCTTTTTATGGTGGAACGTCTGGACGAATTTATTTCTTAGGTGATGCAGATGGAACTATTAATAATTTCTTTAGCTCTGCTTCAAATAGCGGCTATAATTATCAAAATTCAGATTTTATTTATACAGCGAGTGAAAATTTTACATGGGAAGGTTGGTATTACATTGACTCAAATGCAGGAACAGCACAGAATCTTATGTCAATAGGAGGAGAACCACCTTCAAATAATGGCAATTATAGATATAGTCTTAAAATAAGTACTAGTAATATACTTCAAATAAATGTATCTTATGTGGGTGACACAAACATAGGATCTGCAACAGTACCAAGAAGAGAATGGGTTCATATTGCATGGGTTAAAGTGGGAACAACAAGTACTTTTTATTGCAACGGTGTTTCTCATGGAACTTATACTAGAAATTCAACTGTAGGTAATACTTATAGCACTTACGCTGGAAATAGATTATCTCATTACATTGGAGATCCAAATGTATATGTAAATGAATTTAGAATTACAAAAGGAGTAGCTAGATATACAAGCAATTTTACTCCTCCCTCTGCACCCTTCCCTGATAGATAACCATGTTACTTGCGCTTGTTGAAAACGGTATTGTCTATAAACATGGACATTACAAGGAATTATTTCCTAATTGTAGTTTTGGACCTAATGGACCTGATGATACATTTTTAGCAGAACATAATGCTAAAAAAGTAAAAATAAGTATTCAGCATGATAAATCAACCCATCGTTTAGAAGCTGTTTATCCTTATTTTAATGAAGAAGATGGACATGTTTATTTAACAAGAGCAGTAGAAAAAACCACAGAGGAATTAAATATTCAAACAATAAATTTATGGGAAATGGTTAGAAAACAAAGAAACAATTATTTAAAAGAATCAGATTGGACCCAATTTAATGATTCACCTTTAACAACAGAAGAAAAAGAAGAATGGAAAACGTATAGACAAAATTTAAGAGATATTACTACCCAATTAGACCCTCAAAACATTAATTGGCCAACAAAACCCGGAGAAGATCCAGAACCTATTGAAATGCCTGAAACAGAAACTGTTGCAGAAATTCCACCTACAGGTGAATTTTATGAATCTACAACATCGGGAGAATATACAGCATCAAATTGATATAATATTAGTGAGATAAAAAATAAAGATGACAATTAAATTCACTGATGCTGCCAAGTATTACACTGCTGTGCAGCATCAGGTTGATGCTTGGAACTGGCTGCAAACTAAAGTATCGCCTGAAATTTTAAATATTTTTGCATCTAAATATAGAGAGACAAAAAATAATATTGATGACAATAGCTGGAATGTTGTCTTTGAATCGGCCAAAAAAGCAGGTGCTATTTATCCAGAGTGCGTAGCTGCACAATGGGCTTTAGAATCTGGATGGGGAGAGCATGTCTCTGGTCAACACAACTACTTTGGATTGAAAGGCCCTGGTGGATCATACTGTATAACAAATGAATTTATTGATAATAAATGGATTACTATTAAAGATGAGTTTTTAAACTTTGATTCATTAGATGAATGCGTAAACTATTTGGTAAACAGATGGTATAAAGATTACAAAGGCTATAAAGGAGTTAATAGAGCAAAAAATAGAAATGAATGCGCTGAACTTTTAGTGCAAGAAAACTATGCAACTGATCCAGATTACTCAAAAAAATTAATTCAGATAATGGACAAACAGTTGCAGGTACCTGGTTGCAACTTAGAAAATGTTATAGATGAATTAGTTTTAAACATTCCTTATGAATATCAATTAGACAATAAATCAGGCACTGGCTTTAGAGAATGTTTTTCTTCTACTTGTGCCATGATTGCACGTTATTATGGCGTTATTGATACTGATGATGAGTACAACCACATTAGAAGCAAGCATGGAGATTCAACTGAATATGTTGCACAGGTAAAAACATTACAACAATTAGGATTAAACGCAAAATTTATTACCAATGGAAATCCCGCGGTACTTGAAAATGAAATTAGAAATAAACGACCAGTAGCAGTTGGTTGGTTACACAAAGGTCCTGTTTCTAAACCTCAAGGAGGTGGGCATTGGACCTGTGTGATTGGTTTTGACAAAGATAATTTTATTCATCATGATCCTTATGGCGATGCTGATATGATTAATGGAGGATATATCAATACTGACTATGCTGCTGGAAAAGCCATTTACTACAGTCGAAAAAATTGGTTAAAAAGATGGGAATGCGATGGCAATGGTACTGGTTGGGCATTACTTGTTAAAAAAAATGAAACCTAAAAAAGATAAACCAATCAAAGTAAATATTTGTTGGGAAGTAGGAAAAGAAAAAAAATGCGTAACCCTTGATAAAGACAAGGCTTACGCTACAAAACAATGGGTTGATGAACAAGGAGGTGTTGTTTTTTGGTTTCAACCTGTTGAAAACTAACGTTGCTTAGCTTTACCAACAACAAGTGCAATAGTTTCTAAAATTTTATAAAATTTTGAAACTAACGCATCATCTTTGGGAGTAGGCGTTAAAGCAGTGATGACACTAGCAGTTGCATGGACTGCCAATAAAGCTTCTAAATACTGATTCAAATGTTCCATAAAAATACCATACACTCTTTTATTCTATATGTATAGATTTGTAGTAAAAAAATGTTTTTATATCTTCTTTGATTATCCAATTAGAATCTTCATTCTTTTGGAACCATTTTTTCCAAATACGAAATTGTTTTTCTTTTTTTGCTGAGTCACACCTAAAAGCCAAAGAATCTCCCGCAGGTATTAAATTAATCCACTCACGTAAAATTTTTACGCCTATTAATTGTAATTTCATAGCTTCTTTACCTGTCAAATTCAATCTCAATTGACGGCTTCTTTTGTTTTTTCTTTCTTGCATCCAATCGTTTACTTGTCTTTTGGATCGGCAAACGGCCATGCTGACTAACCACACACAACCATTCGTCGTCCTCACCCATGGAATTAAGCGCAGCTTGATAAATTGTTTCTGATTTATTTTTATTGATTGAGTTATTTTTTTGCGTTTTATTCTGTAACTCATCACTCACGGTCTAGTGGCATATGGTAACAAGATAGCAGGAAAAGGATGTGTTTGTTGGTGTTCTCTTTCCCAAGCAGTCTTCCATTCAGACAAAGAATGATTATGTCTATCTAACTCTACATAACCAGGATCAGTATCTGCTCTTATGTAATCACCATTTTCAAAAATAAATTTATCAAAGTTTTCAAGTATTAAATCAAAAGTTGTAACAGGAAATTCAACAACCATACCTACTTCGTAGTCAAGTTTTTCATTTCTTGTTGATGAAATACATAATAAATAACCGCCTGTTTGCAAGGGAAAATAACGATCATCTCCGCCATCAAGTCTTAACCTATCAAAGTTATTATATAAATCAGAACCTGCACTCATTACTTGTCCTTCATAGGGATAATAAACAGTATCATTTTCTATTTCTTGGATACTATCTCGATCAAATATTCCTCGACTTGCAATAGGAACTAAATTTAAATCATAAACAGAAAGGTCGAGATATTTTTTCTTTTGCCCTCCTTTGGCAAGAATAATCCATGCAGGTGATGCAATATCAATACGAAACCAATGATTATAAGAACCTCCGCCATAGCCGTTGGGAACGACTTTATTAACAGGCCCGAGAGTACCAGTGAGTAAACGTATAGATAACTGATTAAAAGGACCAAGAGTTAATGGATTGTTTTGTGTTCTTTGTCTTTGTGTAGTAGATAAGCGAGGCATTTATTTTAAATATTTAAATCATTATTTCTATTTTACTATTCTGCAATGTTCTTATGCTCCAAAGGATTAGCTATATTCATTTTCATTCCTTGCATTGACAAATCAATATCTTCTTTATTGTTAGCGTATACCATTAATTTTTGAGCATCAAAATCTAAAATCATTTGATTAATTGTTTTAGGTGGTAATGTACGATTCCAAGAAGAAATTAAATGCAAAGGATTAGCACATCTGGAGTTACCACAGGTTTTTGTTACTCTATATTTACCAATATCTCCCCAGGCACATTGATAAATTGCTTTGTGTAGGTTCATGTTTTCACAAAGATCTCTACTGTATTCACTTCTATAAGAAGGCATCTTAACTCTTTCTGGAAGGTAGACACTATCGCTTTTAATTTCCCAGCATTCTTTAAAAGAATTAATTTCAACAAGCCGCCAGAGTTTTTGGTATTTCCATTTATAAGAAGAATGTAAATAATTAATATCAAATCCACAAGTATTGGAAAGAATTTTTTGCACGCAAAAGTAACACCAATGCTTTTCCAGGCTTCTGATGGTGTGTCCATGAGCGCACGGAAATCCCTGGTAAAACCCCAAAGCCTTTAGTTCTTCTTCAGATTTAGTGGCCATTCCAGGATCATAACGAAAATTAGTCTCATAAGACAAGGATTGAGAGATTCTGTGGAGGTTGGCCATGCAGAGATGCAGACTTTGGGGGTAATTTTTCTTTAGTATAGTCTTCCGTACATTAAAAAGATATTGTACGGGAAATTTTTTAACACAATTAAATATACAAAGGGGACGCATCTTTTCAACAGTACACTATTTTGTTAATGTACGGAACGTCACGGTTAGGATAAAAAGGGCCAAAAGTCTGCAAGTCTGCACTGATGGGCCAAAAAAAGGGGCTGATGGATGCCCATCAACCCTCGCCCCAGTACCCAGCGGATTATAAAAAGATCAGACTCCGAGTGCGACCTTTTCCATTTTCTTTTTAGGTTTAATAATTTTTGGCTTAGCTTTCTCTTCCACTTTCAATACTTCCTGGAAGACCTCATCAAATTGAGACGCGACAGTCTCCCAATCAAATTGAATATCGGTCACGCGATCGAAGCAAGCCTGGCCGACCTGAGCCAACAACTCTCTGTTTTCGTAATAGGTGCCCAGAATTTCAGCCAGATGGTTATCGTCTGGGCAAGGCATTATGCGTCCAAGGTTCGTGTCTACGTCCCAATGGAGCGATCGAATCAGCTCTCCCGTACCATCAAAGATCTCTTTGCATGAGGTATGGTCAGGAACGATCTGGGCGACCTTACAGGCTGCATGCTCAAAATTAACAAGGCCCCAACCCTCTCCTTTACAGGTGTTTACCCCTACATCAGCTGTGTTGTAAATCACGTTAAGCAGTTCAAAAGGAACAGCAGGAGCACCCCCCTGGGGAGTAGTCATAATAATTCTGTTGTTAGCATCCAAACCTTGTCTTGCCATTTCTCGTTTAAATAATGGCATGACATCCCAACCCATATCTTTCATCCCCATGTGAAGATAAAGTTTGGTATCAGGACGACCGACAGCAAACTTGGCAAATGCACTAATCGTAATATCAATTCGTTTGCGGAATTGATTACGGTTACCATTGAAGACAATAAAATCATCTTCGTTTAAACCAAGTTTTTTTCTTGCTTCTTTTTTGTCAATAGGAAAGAATTGGTTTTGAGTTAAACCATGGGGGATCACAGTGACAGGCTTTTGGAAGCCTGCATTAATTGTTTCTTGTGCTCCAAATTCGGTATAACAAACAGCAGCGTCCCAGTTATCAATGGTATCTAGCAATCCTGCATACCATTCATAAGAATCCATGGGATAGTAGCCCACGAATTTAAATTTAAGTTGTTCTTTTAAATCTTGAATACGTTTCCATTGTTCATTGATAATCCAGATGTCATTAATAGTACAGATAACATCTGGTTTAATGCGTTCAACAATTTCTCGAATGCGATCTTCACCAAAAGGCGCTTGTTGAAACCTGTTGGATGCCGGATATAAATAATACTCTTGTTGAAGAGGAGTTGTATCACCGTGCCAATTACAACCAAGCACATGAATTTCGTAATGACCAGTTTCCTTTAGTCGTTTAAGAACGTTTTCAGAAACCCTGGCAAAACCAGTAGTTGCTACTACATCACCAATCCAAAGAAGTTTAGATTTGGTATCAACCATTTGTTTTAATTAACTTCAAATACTATACTCATTTTTTAAAAAAAATGTGCCATAATGCGATATCAACTATTCCGATAAAAGCCGTATATCAACTATTGCGATAAAATGACCATTAAAGAAGCTCTGAAATCTGAAAAGGACGTTCAATAAATAAACCCATATCTTTTTCTTCATCTGTGGTTGAATTTAATTTTTGTTTAAACATATCTTTGATAGCAACTGGATCAAAATCTTTACCACAAGTAT